CCGCAACCGTAGTTACATCGCCGCTGATGCCAGCAACCGTAGTTACGTTGCCAGAAATCCCAGCCACGGTTGTGACGTTTGCGCTAATACCAGCAACCGTTGTGACGTTGCTATCAATGCCAGCCACGGTGTTGACGTTGGCTATGTTCGTTCCAACTGTATCGACATTGGCGATAGACGCCGCAACAGTGTCAATCTCAGACACAGCTTCATTAAGATCATTGGCTACTGTCTCTACTTCAGAGATTGCCTCATTAAGGTCATTGGCTACAGCAATAACATCACTAATATTTGTAGCTACAGTATTTACGCTTGAGATATTTGATGAAACAACTCCGATGTCAGTAGCGTCTGCGGCTACAGCAGTAACGTCAGAAGAGATTCCAGAAACAGTCGTGACATTCGCTGATATGCCAGAAACGGTAGTCACATCAGAGCTAATCCCCGCCACTGTTGAGATAGCATTTGTAGCTACAGTTCCGTCTTCAATGTCAGCAAGCGTAGCAATATCAGCAGATGCGTTAGATACAGTTTGAACATCAGAGATTGTTGGGCCAGCTTCAGGAACACCTGTCGTTGCGTTAAACGCAAGAGTTGTCCCTTTTCTTGTATCCAAGTTTGGAAGCTTTAGATCTACTGTTGTGTCAGAGTCTGAAAGCTGAAGTGTTCTTGAAACAGATGTTTCGTTTTGTTGAGCAATAGCTGTAAGCTTATCAAGCTCAGTGTTGAGGGATGCTACGTTAAATGGTCCAGATGTAGGAAAATCTGTTGTTCTCGTGATTGGAATATCACGGAATATTGTAAAGGTATCTGTGCCAGCAGAATATGTATCCCCAAGAGTTACATAACCGCCTGAGTACCCATCTTCTACTGATGTTCCTGTAACAGCGAAAGTTCCTGTTCCAGTTCCTCTGGACAGCACCGTATCTACCCCAGCCGCTGTCGTCACAATGACATTTATGTCATCGAGATCGAAGAAGGGGAAATCAATCGTTAGCTGAGTCGTATTGGCTGTAACAGCCTGTGTATACTGAACTCTAGCGTCATTATCTGCAATTTGTATCGTAGCCATAACTCGTTATCCCCTATTGGCTTATTGAGGTAAATTCACTTTACTTTCCGTATGCCCAATCAAAAAATGGATCAGCGACAGGATGGTTCCCAAACGGCGTCAGGAACCTTAAACTGTCTGCTGTTTTTTGATCTGCTTGACCTGTTATAACGTCTGTCATAATAGATGCGGCATTTGCTATATTCCCAGCAGTCGGCCCCAAAGTTGCGCTTAGCTTTGCTCCTGTAGGCATCTGGAACCTTCTCTCATCAACAGCGGCGGGTCTTAGGCCCAGCCTGTTGTTACTTAGCTTTTCGACAGCATTATTAACATCCATAAAGAAGCCTGTAATACCGCTTCTGTCTATGGCATTGATAAGCTTCTCATCAAAAGTTTCCTTTCTGTCTAGTCCATATTGGGCTCTCTTCATCTCATTTACCATTGCCCCTAGACCGACAAGCAAGAATGCACCTTGCCAAAAGGCTCCGTCTCTTTCCTGAAGGCCAGAAGCCAACATTCTGACAGTCGCCGCCTGACCGTAAGACTTAAACTGAGTTATCAAAGATCCAAACTCTGTAGACGTCCACAAAGCTCTGTCTCCAGCACCCGGAGTAATAATGATTCTCTCTACGTTCTGGTTCAAAGCGTTCCTAAAAGACAAACGCATTGTTGGGTCTTGCCAAGCTTCTGTGTTTGGCATCCACTCGCCATCAATCTGCTCACCGTGGTTTTTGATTTGCTGAGCCATACGCATGTGTTCTTGCTGACCAATGCCATTCTTTAGAAGCTTTTCCTTGTCTGCTTTGCTTAGCTTATTCCAAGGCTTCATTATTGCTTCAGTCATGCGAAGCATTGTCACATTTCCAGCAAATTCTTTAAGAGCTTGGTTCCATATGTTTAGGCCGTTGAGAACAAACATAGCTCCTGTGCTGGCATTTAGCACACGCTCAACAGCAAACCTATTTCCAAAGACATCACCAAGGTCAGCAAAGGCATGAGCCCGAAGGCCAAGAACTGCATCAGCCGCTACAGCAGACTTCCTTAACTCGCTCTTAGACAATTTATTAATTGCCTTTGACTGCTTTGCAAAATGTATCTTTAGTCCCTTCCCATAAGCCGCTTCAAAACCCTCAACCATTACAACCCTTGCAACATCAGGAATGGACGAAACCATCGCACCGCCCATCCCAACAAGAACATTAAATGACTTCATTGTTCTGACAAAACGGCTAGACATTGCATGAGGGTCTTTAGATGCGCCATATGTGCCACGCAGTCTGTCACGCAAACCACGAATGTCACGAAGATCATCCTCAAGACCTTTCCTCAGAGCCTGTTTCTTTTCTAGGTCAGTGGTCTCGTCTATTAAGCGTCCGTACTCATCAACAACATCATCAATGACATTCTTCATATCAATACTACCAAAGCGTCTGGCAATCTCAATATCCATACCCATTGTGCGTGTATGGTGTCTGAGAAGAACCTCAATATCGCTTTCAAGAAACTCTTCAATAAGTTCGTCTGGTATTTCAAGAGTCCTTGCCTTTACGCTTGCTGGGCTCATAAGCTCATCAAGATCATTGGCTTCAAGCCCAATATAAGGACGTGATCGTGTTACAGAATCAAATACCTCATCAGCAAACTTTTGGGCTTCTTGGTTTGTCATGCCTTTTGTAGAAACAGCCCAAGACCTAATGATGCCAACAAATCTTTGAGGATCACGCATAATCCTGTCGATCCTGTATATCCTGGGAAGATAACTAACAGCAGTATTAACAGACACGCCCTCACTTCTAACCTTCTCTAGCTGACGGGTGAGGTTTTTAATCATAGCTGTATCACCAGAGGCTTTGGCTTTATCAAGAGCCTTCTGAATCTCCGCTTCAAACAAACGAACATCTTCAGCTTGCTTCTTAATAAACTCAAAGTGACGCCTTGCCTTACTAGCCGCTTGGCTAACAAATGGAGAAGCCGCATCGCCAACTTCATCAACATCACCACGGCGCATTGCCTTTCCAATGCGAACACGAAAATCAACTTCGGACATATATTGTTTATTGGATTTGAACTTATCTTTTATCTGTGACCCAATAATCTGAAACGATCTTACAATATCGCTGTCACTTGCAACCTTCCCCCTGTAGGAAAGATATGCTTCATCAGAGGCTCTAACAGCATCAAGGAGCTCCGACAGATAACGTGTTCTAAACGTGGTCTCTACTGATTGCGACATAGCAAGCTCTTCATCAACCCGCTTTGTCATAATGCCGCCCATATCAACCATCTCTGCGGCAAGGCCCCTGACAATAGGGTTATTGCTTTTGAGCATTCTGAACACAGGATTAAAGCCAAGCTTTTCTAGCTTTACACCTGTTTCCTTTGCGGCATCACGCTCAATTGTTGCATATGCAGTTTCCCTTGCCCTTGTGGGATTTGCGGCGGCACCCATAGATTCGTACACGCCCTCTGTTTCCCTTGCTTCATATGCGGCAGTCTTTGCGGCAGATCTTTTGCTAATTGACTTTGCGACTGTAGGCCCAAACACAGTATTTGCCGCACCGCCAATTGTTGTGGCAAGAGTCAAGGCAAGGACGCTATCTGTAATTGTTCTATCTTCTCTTGCCGCATTCAAAGCCATCTGCTCTGGAAACACAGTGGCAAACGAAAATGCCGCACCGCCAACAAACCTTTTAGGGACAGATGCCGTCTTCATTAAGTTAAAAGAGGCCATCGGAGCAAACGTAGATGGTGTCAGAAGGGCGCTACCTAACTCCTCTGCAAATGAGTCAGCCCCAGCAAGTATCTCAGCATCACGCCGTTCTATGTCTAACTGCTCAGCTATTTTTGCTGTTCTTGCCGAGCTACCGCTGTGCATCGCTCTCCAAAGAAGCTCTGGTCTATCCTGAACAATCGGATCTTGGAAAACGTCATAGCCCTCTTCATCTTCAATGTCTTCAAACATCAGATCAGAAACATAATCTCTCAAAGCCAATACAGGGTTGTGGGTACGCATTGCCGCACCCCATATCTGATTAGAGTCATTTGTAAAGAACAATGGATTGGCATCGCCAAATTCATTGACTGATAATGTCTTTGCAACAGGACCGACATCCTCAATATCTTTTCTGATAATAACGTCAGGATCAATCGGCCTGCCGCCATAAGTCGCTGGCTCCTCTTCTGGGAGAAGGCCAGCTTCAGTGTTAATAATTTCTTCTGGAGTCATGTCCTTTACTGGTGGAAGGATAGGTTTCTTTTTATCCTTCATCCACCAGTCAGGAACTTCAATGTTGCTGTATGGGCTGACAGTCTCTTGCTCTGCAACAACTGGCTCTGCCATTGTTTCGTCACGAATTGCCATATCCTCGGCAAACTGAGGATCTCCAGCAATTTGCTCCGGGGCTCTAATACCCCTAACAGGATCTTCTTTTATGCCGTATGTTTCACTTTTTTTTTGAGCCCCTGATTCAAAGTAATCAGCCTCACGGTTTCTGCGGCTTCCATAGCTATCGCCAAAGTTTCTTAGGTTCTTGACAGCAGAATCCCAATCTCCCGATGTAACCTGATTCCAGAAGTTTGGTGTTTCTGTAGCAAGGTTTCCGTACTGAAAAGCAACAGATGTAATAACGGTAGCTTCACGCATTGGCAAATCATCAAACGACTTGCCTGTGGCTGACTGCCATCTTTCCTTGAGCAAACCAAGTTCTTTCTTCTTTGCAAACTCATTAATTGTTTTGGCTTCTGAATCGCTCACAGAAAGATCGCCAGCAACCTCTTCTGCTTGTGCTCCCTTAATGCCAAGGTAAGGCGTCAATTTCTCAATAAGCTTTTCAGGGAGGCCTTTTAAGTCCTCAATTGACCTAGCACCCAAATCAAACCCACTGGCAATTGTAACGCCTGACTTTGAATTTTTCGCATCAGGAACATAGCCTTTCAGACGAAAACCTTCTTGTCTCAGAATAAAATCCCAATCAATATTGCTCATTCGTAAATACTCATCAGCTCAGTCAGGTATTCCTGATCGTTAAACTTGCCCATTGCCCAGTCTCTCAAAAGCTTTGTGTCCTGTGCGTCAATAGTCGGAGTCGTTATGACACCTGCGCTTGGCTTTACAAAACCAGCAACAGGCTTAACTGCGTTGATTGCACCATTAAGCCTTTCAAGAACGCCAACGCCTGTGAACATTCCAGACTCCTCATCATAGTCTTCCAGAATGTCTTCTGCGACCCCCTCAACAATGCTAGGCGTAAGGAGGCTCATCTGGCTAAAGAATTTCTTAATAGTAGAGTTCTTCACCCTAGCAACAGCAGTTGTCACGATCTTATTGTCAAATGAGCGATTGTAGTCATATCTAAAGCCTGAGACGATTGGGGTTGAGTTTCCATACTTATCAGTGATCCAAGCTGAGTATGTCTGGTCTCTGCCAAAAACAGCATCTGGCTCAACACGAATCGTACCCTCGTTGTTCTTTACCATATCAATAATCTTTTGATCGTAAGCTACATCTGGCCTTAGAACATGACGCCTTAATTCTCTAAAGAAAGCTTCCTGAACGCTGTTATTGGGAATAACACTTACATTAGCCCCAATGCTTGCGGCGGCATGCTGATACCATGTGTTGAAGCCAACATAAGAGTTTCCGTCTTCATCAATGTTAACTCCAACAGAATCAGACACATCGACAACAGCCTCTCTAATCGCCAAACCAATGCCCTCTTCTGTCACAGGGTAATTCTTTATTTGCATGATAGAAGGAACCGCCATCCTCAAATAAGTTTTTAACCTTGGGTCCCTGATGTAAGCCTCTGTTATATCTCCACCTTCAGCAACGCTGATTTGGTCAAGCTGTTTTAGGACATCAGGATCTCTCCATGAAATCCCAAAAAAATTGTTAAGAGCGTTTTCAGCATAGCTAGAGGGAGAAACGTACTTTTTGAAATTAGCTTCTATAGCCTCATCAATGCTTCCAAAGGTAGCTTTTATGCTATTAGATATACGAGCGCCTTTGGTGGTTGACTCTGAAGCGCTTTGCATGGCTGCCCATGTTTTGCCGCCTACAAAACGTAAAATATTAAATTGAGCCGTATCTACGCCAGCATCTTTAAGAAACTTTTCGGCTTGCAAATCTCCAACGCCAAGCCCAGCCGTCCCAGCTTGGTTAATACCTTTAGCCATCGTTAGGTAAATTTTGTTGTACATCTGCAATGCGTTTTCAAACAAATCAGAATCAAACTGAGCGTCATTAATGCCGTTTAGTGTGCTAAGTATCTCTGGGTGTATCGTTCTATACTTAACGCTAAAAGCAACAGCAAGATCCATATTCTGCTCAGCAATTTCAGGATTGGCATGCTCAAACACGTTGCCAGCATCGTCCTGTTGCAACATAGGAGCAAATTGCTCAACAATAAGATCTTTTTCTTTCTGGCTAATATCTTGACCAGACCTTGCTTTTGCAAGAGCCCTATTAGTCTCAGCTCTTTTCTTGTCAAACTCTTGATAGCGAGACTTGTAGTCCCTTATCATTGACCTCCACTGAGACATGCTTTTGGCTTTTCCTTCGCCAATAAAACCTTTTGCTACTAACTCAGGCTCCATCTTTTCAAGAGCTTCTGGAGTAAGCAAATACCTGCCTTGCTTGCTAATCTCATGCTCAATGGTCACAAAAGCAGCATTCCCAGCGGCCATAATTTGCTTGCTAATTTCAGAGTTTCTAGTCTTAACAAAAGACTTCCAAGTGGCTGGATCTATCAAGCCATTTGCATACATAGTTTCTGCGGCAATTCTTGAAACGGTTCTTTCATCATCGCTTCTTGTTGTGTCAATATAATCAGCTACATGCCCATCAAACTGCTGTTTGTGTTCAGCATCCCTTCTCGATTGTTCGGTTAACTGGTCAGATGCTTCCGCTTTCTCATATGCCCTAAACTCACGCAAAAGTGATGACATTCTCTGGTCACTAATGGGAAGTGACAAAATTTCATCTTCGCTCTGAACCTGTCCTGTTTGTATTTTAAGGCTAAAGGTTCCAACAACATCAATCTGATTCTTCTCTGATGCCGCTATTCCAGCATCTTTTACTGCCTTCAGCTTCCTTGCATGAGCAATCATTGCATCGGAAAGGACTTTTGAGTCAAACCTTGGGTCATCTGCAAATTGACTTTCTGTTTCAATCGCAAAAGCAATTGCGTTTGCAAAACCTCCCTCTTCACTAGGATCATAAAAGATCTTTTCTACATTTCCCTTTGAAGCTTGAATCTGAACAGAGGCCTGACCAGTACGGCGAATTTTCTCAATCTCAGACTCAGTAATGCCGTTAAGCTTTAACGTCTCGAAAGATTCTTCTATTTCGCCAATAATCTCTTCAGTTATCAGCCTTGTGCCTTCTTGTGCTTCTGGGTCGCTACCAGCACCAACGGTCCCAATAACCCCAAGCTTCTTATAGAGGTCGCCAACCCTTGTGGTATGCGTCTCTATCGTATTCTTTCTTGTCTCCTCAAGAAGGCCAGCTCTTGCACGACCAACACGAGTTTGGAACTCAGCGTTCACTCTAGGTGCTATAGCGTTAAAGACATCAGGGTCAAGATCGTCTTGAAGGCTCTCAAGATAACCTCTTGCGGCACCATTAATTGCATCTGGGTTGGTCGGCGTCTGCGTAAGAGCAACATCAGCCGCACTTCCAGCATCAATCGCTAGCTGGGCAGAATAGGTCGAAATAGCCGACTTCTTATATGCCTGTTGAAGAACCCTCTGCTCTTCAGTGCCAAAAGCTTTCATAGCAGATGCGTATGTCGTATCAACAAGAGGGACAAGATTCCCATCCTTGTCGTATCTAACACCAGCAGTACGTCCTTCTTTCTCGGCCTGTATTAGCATGTCGTTGAACTCTTGGCTACGAATATCCGCACCAATGCTCATTGTCATGTCAGACAGCCTGTCAATTGTTCCCGCAAACTGCTTATAACCACTAAGGTCAGGCATTCCTGTAGGGCTGACAGTAACGCTTCTTCCTCTTGTTTTCTGATAAGCCATTATGTCGTACTCTTTGTTGAGGTTTTGCCTGTTTGAATATCATAACCCATTGCGGCAGATTTGCTAAATCCACCAATAATTGCCGCCTGACCCGCTGTTCTTGACGAAGCTGCACTAAGATCAAATTTGCGTCTTTGAGACATCCCCATCAAACGGATGGACCCAATATCTGCAAGTGCTAGTTTTTCTTCATCTATACGCAAAGCTTCGCTTGAGGCAGAAGTGCCAATAGCAACACCTTGACCAGCCATCGATGTGCTAAGACTTGCAAGCTGTTGACGCAAGCGTCTGTTTCTTTCAGTCTCTTGCTGACTAGCCTGTATCTTTGCCATATCGCCTTGTTCTTTATAGGCTCTGGCTTCCATCTCATATGCTTTTTTCTGTTGCTTGGCGGCAAGCATAGTCAAAGCAACAGAGGCAATTTGCATTTCAACGCCCATCAGACCTCAACCTCCAGCAAGACTCCATTCAGCGTTATCGGCAATGGCTGATCTTGCGTAATAGTAACTGTTCCTTCAGCAGACCAGCCAAGAAGATAAACCTCCTTGCGCTGAGTTATAGCTGTAGGCTCCTGTGAAAAATCATCAGTAACACGCCTGATTAGGATGTTAGTGCCTTTTGTCTTGACACTCAACGTCTCATTAAGATCCAAAACAGCACGAACAATCCTGCGCTTTTGACCAACCGTTATACCATCCTGAAGGGTAAATTCAGGAGGCAATGTCGTCATAGTCGGCGTGTAGTTTATACCTATCTCTACCGATGTCACCGCTTCAGTTAGGGTGAGGTTTCCGCTACCATCAGTAGTAAAAGTACCCATGCCATAATTACCACTCTTAACTGCGACCTCAGTGTTAGGTAGATGAGCAATCGTCCAGTTTTTAGTAGCACTGCCGCTAGTAGCTTTATAGGCACTGTCAAGATTGTAATCGTTATCGAACCGCTCCAGAGTAGTTAATGTCGAGCCGTCTATAGTTCTCTCGCAAATTACATAGATACGTCTATTCACATTAACAATGTTCTTAAAGCTTCCGCTTGTTGAGTATTGAGACCAGCCCTGAAGCTTTTCTTTTCTAATGCTGACAAACACAGGTATTGTGCCATCGCTATTAAGAGCATAAAGGTAAGACTCAACCTGATCCGAAGCTTCACGCTGGGATTCCAAGGCGGTTGGCGTCACAATCAAATGCTGAGATAATATAGTCAAAGCATCAGAGTTATATGCTTGGCTTAAATCGGAATAGATAAACTCACGAATCGCTCCTTTAGATTTGGTAAGGAACACGATTGCGCCATCAAACTCAACAGGAGCAGTATTGCCAGACCCAAAAGACGTTTGCTTTTTAATCGCAATAGTAGACGGAGTAAGGGGCCGCTCATCAACGGTAGGAACGTAAAGCTCCTGTTCAGAGGTGAATATGGACAAATGACGCAAGGATGCCATGCTTTTGATTTCAGAGACTTGGTTCTCTGCAATCTGCACTTGGATTGACTCGTCATCAAGACCTGTCCCCACATCGAAGTTATAATACTCCCCAACTTTGGAAAAGAATAAATGATTTGGCAAATCTCTTGAGCCGCCAAAAATTAGACGCTGGTCGTGAAAAATGACAGACCTAGCGTAGCCATGACGAGAAGAGAACACCTGCTCTCTCCAAGTGTCTCTAGCATTTGTGTTAGCTACAGCAGAACTAAAGTTTCCTGTTATAACAGTACCCGATACATAGGCAGTTACTTCAATATGGACAACCGTACCAGCACTATCTGTGTATTCTATATGTTCCCCAACCCAATCACTGCTAAATATAGAAGAACTTGCTGTGAAGTTTTGAGATCCAGTATTCGAGTTTTGCGGCGTAATTGTGACAGAAGGATCTACAAACCTATAAAATGGCTCATAGTGCGCTGTGCCATCATGGTCAAAATCATAATCTGCAAGAGCAAAAGTATCTGCGGCAGTTCTTGTCAAGGTCTGCATTGCCATATCTGGATGCACAATAATCATTGTATCGCCAGATTGGGCGACCTTTAACTCGCCAATCATTGCCGTTGTCCAAGGGCATGACGTTATAGTATCGGCAATGTTAGCAGGGTCAGATACATCAACAATATCAACTCTTGCGTTGCTAAACAGTACAATGTAAGCCTCGTCCTCATCATAAACATAAGGCTCTGTCTGATACGCAATGTTACTAAGGCTTTGAAGATACTGAAGCCCGGGACGGCGTGTAATGCCGCCCTGAGAGCGTATCCTAAAGTTCCTTAATGTCTTTACGCCGTTCTTGTAAGCATCGGAATCGATGCGAGAGCTTAGTAATGGACTTAGCTCACCAGCAGTAAAGTTCGTGTAAAATTGACGTAAGAGGGCCATTCGATTCTCATGTCGTTGTGCCTTCTATGTCTTGGTAGATGCCATTGCCGAGCCTTGCCCGATGGAATCTGCTCAAGCGAAGACCTTGTGTGGTTACTTGCTGGCTATCCCTTGCCTTTGCTCTTCTAAACTGAGTTTCAGCCAAGGTAGTATATGAGCTTGCTACATCGCCCTTGCGAGTAACCGCCAGAGCAAGAACAGAAGCCAAACGGAATATAACCCACATAGTAAATGATGGGGGCCAATATTGAGTATCGGGTCTGAAGATGTAGTTAAGAACAACTTCATCTCCGACTTCTGCATTTATATAAATATAACGCTCATAGATGTCATAGCGTTGTACAACGTCATCGATTGTAACAGTTTGAACTTGAATTACTTCAGGCTCTGTTGGCAATGCGTATGCAGACGTCCAACGTCCAACAGGCTCATCTGTAAGCCTTGATAAGAC